TACAGCACATTATGGATGAAGTCATCTCGCTGTTTGAAGGTTTGCGCGGCGACCAAATCCCTGTGCTACCGCACTATGTCGAACTACATCATGTTGATGTCGGAAACAGCGTGCCTAACAATACTGATTTCCTCGACACGATTAACAGCGATATTGCCGCTGTTCTGCAAGTGCCGAGAGTAGCCGCAGGTCAAGAGCGCGGTTCAACTTTCGCCGCAACATACAACGCGAACCTATGGGCTGTGCAAGCAATCTCAAGGATGCACCGCATCATTTCCGAAGCGGCAACTCGTATGTTTATGATGCACCTTGACCTTCTCGGTATCGAATACCGCAAGCAAGACCTGCCGACAATTACTTTTGAGGCTATGGATAGCGAAACACCACTAAATGTGATGCAACGCGCTACTATGGGCTACAATGCGGGGGTTCTTACACTTAACCAAACTCTTGAAATGCTAAACTTACCAACAGCAGGTAAAGAAGGCGATGAAAGGGTAAAGCAAAACGCAAACACAGGCGAACTGCCGCGTGAAAACTCACAGGATGGCGCATCAGATGTTGTGGATTAGTGCGATTGTAATAATTCTTGTGAGTATAGGCATAATGACTAAAACATTGATAAAACAACTGATGGGTGAGAAAAATATGAAGCCAATGAAAATGAGCAATCCTAACGAGGCACTAATGCTAACTTTCGGTATGGGCGTAGTTTTAGCGTGGGTAGTTATCGCGGCTACTGCTTCGTATTATTCTATCGTTGAAGAACGCGACATCACAGACTCACAACTAACAGTTATTGGTCTTCTCGGTGGTCCGGCGCTTTTGATTATTACATCTGTTCTTGATTTGTTTAAGGGTAAAGAGTCTGCTAAAATCAATGTTCTGCCGGAACAACTCGCAAGTAATGTAGCAGCAACAGAAGCACTTGAAACACACACACGAATGCTTGAAGAAGTTAAACTAAAGCACGACCTCGATATGGAGAAGATGCAAAAACAACACAGCCTCGACATGGAGGCATTCCAAATCACTAACGGTAAGAAAGGTGCGAAGAAGGGCGAATGATGTATGAACACCTCTTATTTCTTACTATCGTTGGATTCATCTCATACTTTTTGGAAAAATACTTACTCTCTAAAGGATGGTGAGTGAGTGCGATATGACGGCCACCCTTTATGGGTGTCCGTTTTGCGATTCTTTGGTGTGGTTGTCTAAAAGTTTAATAAATCAACCTTGATGTGGCTATGCTATGAGTTGCGACTGTAGCACAGAAGTAGCGGCTGAACCTACACCGAAAGATGGCGAAAGCCATGAAGAATATATGAGTAGGTGTATGGAGATGGGTTATACCGAAGATGAGTGCATGAAAGCACATGAAGGGCATGATTTTGAAGTCGAGGGCTATTATGATGACGAGAAAAAGAAGAAAAAGTATGCGTCAGAAGACTGCGGTTGCGGTTGTAAGGGCGCAGAAGTAGCCTATGAAGATTGGGAAGAAGTTGATGTCGAGGCCGCCGAATATCAAGGCCGCAAAGTAACTCTTAACAAACCATTCCGAACATCGGGCGCGAGTAAAAAATTCGGTGTATATACTAAGAATGAAAAGGGTAATGTTGTTCTTGTAAGGTTCGGCGACCCTAACATGGAAATCAAAAGAGATGACCCCGAAAGGAGAAAGAACTTCCGAAGTAGGCATAACTGTGATAATCCCGGCCCGAAGTGGAAAGCCCGTTATTGGTCTTGCAGACAATGGCGCGGCGGTAAAAAGGTCGAAGCCGATGAAGAAGTTGAAGCAAAAGATGCTGACGACCCATGCACAGAAGGCTACGAGCAATACGGCATGAAAATGAAAAATGGTCGTAAAGTTCCTAATTGTATTCCTATTGAGCAAAAGGCGGAGGCCGCATACGATGTGTGCGCAACCTGCATGACTCAAGATGCGTGCGCCGAAGCACAGTCATGCAAAGCCGAAGCCGCTTATGATTCTTGCCCACCGGGCGAAAAAATGGTTGATGGTAAGTGTAAGGTAGTATCTGTAACTCTTGATTTAGATATTGACGAAAGTAAAGCCGTTGTTGTTGCAGAAACAGGTAAGACTGTTATTGAGATTAGCGGTATTGCATTCCACGAAGGTATGAATAAAAATAAATGGTCTTTGACCCCACAGGGCGCAAAGGCGGTCGTTGAGCAAATGAGCGGGGCAGACCTAACACTTCTTCATCCAAAGGCTGACGAAAACGGCGCTGGATTTACACGAAACATGGATGGTGGAATGGAAGAAGCAGTAGTCGGATATATTGTAGGCGCTAACTTCTTTACTACTGATGATGGCTACGAAGTTAGATATGTAGCCCATGTTACACGCGAAGAACTATTTGGAACATTTGACGAAGGACTATGGATGCGAGATGGCTACGGCGTGAGTATCGGCGGGTCCGGTGTGCCTGTCGAAGCAGACGAGAATGGTCTTATCTTTGGTGAAGATTTCACCTTCGACCACCTCGCTTTAGTGCGAAAACCAGCGTATGAGAGGGCTAATGTCGAAAAAGCCACAAAGAAGCAAGTTAAACTCCCAAGTATTGCAGAAGAAGAAACTATTATAAGTCAGTCTGTATCTGAGGAGAATCAACCAACGGTGATTGCTATGACCGAAGAAACAAATGAAATTGATTATGAGGCCGAGATGGAGTCGCTAAAGGCAGACCTCGTTTTGGCGACAAGCCGAATTGCTGAATACGAAGCAGTCGAGGCACAAAGAGTTGAAGACGAAAGAATGGCTCTTGTGGAGAAGGCAACCGAACTCGGTATGTCCGGCCACGATGACCTAAAGTCAGAAACTCTTGAAACTTTGATTGCATCGTGGGAAAGTTCCCACCCCGAACCTTCCCCTGTGGAGATGACTCCTGTTGAGTCAGTCGAGAAGCCTGTTGAGGCTTCCGCTGTTGCATCAGAAGAAATCCCAACTGTAGCCAACTACCTAAACGGTAGGATGGTTAGCAACGATGAGCGCATCTATGCAAAGGCATGGAATGCGTGGGCATCAGCATGGAACCAAACACTCGCAACTGATGAGAAGGCACGAATGCACGCAATCAGTTACGAATCAAAGAAGGAGATGATTTAAGATGGTATTAAAAGAAGACCCACGATATGCACCAGACATTCAAGAAACTTTCGCTTCTCGCGGACTGCTTGTAAAGTATGACGCAAGCGGATTATTGGCGACTGCAAGCGTAACCGATACACCAATTGGATACACAGCCGCAGAATCCTCAAGAGGAGAAGACCAAGCATTAGAGGCTGCTGGAACCGGAACTGTTGCAGTTCTCCCTCTAAGCGGACTTTGCTACCTAAAGGTTGCTAACGCAATCGCAAGCCCAAAGTTCGGACTTTCAATTTATGTATCACAGACCGCATCCGACAACGGAACAGTTGATGATGACTCATCTAACTCCGCTGTCTTTGTAGGCTACTACTGTGGTGATGAGAGCGCAATTAGCGCGGGAGATTACATCCCCGTTTGGTGCTGATGTGATTAGGAGAAAAAAAGGAGTTGAAGAAAATGAATCAGACATTAGAACAAATATTGAATGTTGAAGCCGCAGAAGGACCTTTTGCACCGGGCGATGCAGTCCTTGAGCAAACCCTCCGCGACTTTATCCAACTACAATCTAACACAATCGCAATCGCAACAGACCTCGTAGGTGTCCGCTCAGTCGGATGGCTCGATTTCACATGGTATACCGGTGTCGTAGGCACATTCGCATACCCATTGGATGATGTCGCGCTAACTGACCCGACCAACATTGGAACTGCTAACTACAGCACAAAGTTGGAGAAGGGTCAAGGCCGCGTAACATTCCTTGACGCTGTAAGGCTACGAGGAGAGTCCTTTGAGAACATTGACCGACAACAGTTGGGAATTGTTCGCGCTCGCGCAGACACAATAGACAACCACATTCTAACAACATTGGTAGCCGGTGCAGATAACTCCATAGCAGCAACTGCTGTCTTCGGTAGCGGTTCCGCAGATGAAGAAGGCGACCTACTCGGACTTATGGATGATATCTTCGCTAACGCAAAGGTTAGCGGAAACGAGCCATTGGCTCTTGTCCTACCTGCTGATAAGAGGTCCGCTATCCTCAACACAACCCTTTACGGAAATGTTGTTGAGTCATTGGGCGACCACTTAGCCCGAATTGCTAACCTAAGCATTTACTACACCCGCGACTACGGTTCATCCGGCGCATTGGGCAACGATGCTATTATGATGGTTCCGGGCGCAGAAACTGCTGAGTTCTTTACCTACAACGGACCGGGATTCCAAGAAACTGAACTAACCCGCCTACCGGGCGTTGGTTACGATTGGCTTCTAACCGGCTACATGGGTAGTGTTATCCACGAACATCAAGATGGTGCTTCTGCTAACAAGACCCACAGAATAGTCAAACTAACCGGAGTCCGCTCCTGATTGGTGATTAGATGCCGGAAAAAAAGAAGGCAACTACTAAGAAGACTTCTGCTAAGAAGAAAGCAGCACCCAAAAAGGCTGCCCCTAAGAAGGCGGCAGCCCCAAAGGGTCCTACTAAGGCTGCTATGGCTTCTGCTTTGAAAGAAAAGGGCATACCTTTGCCCGAATCCGGCGAAGCGGCAGATATGGAACACCGATTGCGTTATTGGAAAGAAGGCGAAATGGGCTACATGATAAGAATACACCGCAACGCGGGTAAGAAATATGCAGACCACCCACTTTCTTTACTAAACGCACCACGCAAGGCTCTTTATTGGCTACCGGCAAGCGAGATGACTGATAAGATTCTCGCAACGCGCAGGGTTGTTGTAGTAGGTCGAGTTGCGAAACCTTCAACTAACATGACTGTTATTGATGTTCCATCGGACTATGAACAACGATTCGGTGCGTGAGGTGGTTAATTGGGCTTCGTAATGGGAGATTTGGTAATCGAAGACGGCGATACGCTTTTCGATACTAATATTACCGTAAATACAATCCGAGATTTGTTAAACAGGCCGAGAGGCTTGAATAGTGGAACTATTATCGAGTATGTGAATCTTCGCAATACTCAGTTTAACAAAGTATCTCGTAAGGCTAATTATGTAGGCGTTAATTCCACGAATGCACCTACAACTGCCGAAGTCGAAACTGCTGTAAAACTACAGGTGTGCGTTGATTGTCTTCGTGTCCTTATTGATACTATACCTGCTGTAGTTCCCGAAAAAGAACAGGGCGTATCAGACATCAGATTCAATAAGCAATTGGCTTCTTTTGAAAAGCAAGCCGAAGATGCTTTGGCGGTAATAGAGGAGAAGGGGGCTACGGCATTCTATAAGAAGGCCACTACCTCAAGAGTAAGTGGAACCACATCAGCAGAATTGTCCGGCTCTCTTACTGAAAAGTGAGGGATAAGACATGGCTGATTATTATTGGAAAGGCGATACTTCTTCTGATGCTACCAATGCCGGTAATTGGGTTACAGCCAGCGAAGGCTCAACAAAACATACAACTTTACCCGTTGATGGCGACAGCGTTTATTTTGATGCAACATCAGAAGCGCACGCTAATTGCGATTTGAGCGCATTTTCTTCATCGCCGCATAGCGGTTATTTCCCATCTAATTCTTCTCATAAGTTGGCTAACTTTGAAATAAAAGATACTTTTAGGTCAAGAGTAATAGAAACTACAGCCGCCCTTACAATAAACTTAAGCGGACAGTTAATTATTGACGAAGAAAAAAGACTTGCTATTAGCGCAGCAACTACTTTTGCTTTTAACAGCGCACCAAACATAACCACTTATAATAGTGCGGGTTCTGCTACTACTAAAGCATTTGTAAGGCTTATTAACGCAGAAACTTCATTTGCGGATGATGCTTCAAGAAGTAATACTACATTTAATTTTGGCTCGCAGAATTTTACCATGATAGATGGTATATACCCTAAAATAACGGGAACAGGGAACCTACAGGCTAAAAGCGTCTTTAGTGATGCTTCAAGAGCATTACATAACACTTATGGTTCAGTTGATATGTTAGACATAAATGGTATAGGTGTTACTTCCGGCGATTACGACATATATGATTATGATAAGCAGTTTTACTTTGAGGGTCCATTAACGGCAATTGGTAATACATTTAAGTTCGGACATACTACCGCTCGATTTAAGGCTAACAGCGCGGGCGCAAAATTACCTGTAAATGGTGAATTAAGCGGTAATGCTTATGGTAATGATACCGCAAAAACATTCTATACCGAATATCATAAAGTAGTTATTGAAAATGGGGGCAGCAGTAACTATTGGATTATTAGCGCGGGGCTAACTCTTGACTGTAATGAACTCGTAATTAACGATGGCGGGCGTTTGTATGGCCCGTCTGACGGGTCAAAAGCGGCA